GCTTGTAACGAAATGAAAAAATTAGAAAACGAAATCGAACAAGCTGAGGAATCACTTTCCTTAAAAAAAGCTAAATACAGAGATTATCAGGAACGAAAAATACCAGAACTTATGCAAGAGGCTGGTGTTAACGCAATCAAACTTGCTGATGGTACGCAAGTTGAGGTTAAACCATTTTATTCGGCTAGAATACCTGAGAGTCGTACCGATGAAGCTTTTAGTTGGCTTCGTGAAAAAGGGTTTGGTGACTTAATAAAGAATACAGTTACTACGACTTTTAACAGAGGACAAGACAATCAAGTTGCAGAACTAGTTAAGGTCTGTGAGCAATACGGTTTTAAATATTTACAAAAACAAAAAGTAGAACCTATGACTCTTAAGGCATTTGCTAGAGAACAAGTTGAAAAAGGAAAGGAACTCCCGTTTGATTTATTTGGTATCTATATTGCAAATAAAGCAAAACTAAAAACGAAGGAGTAATAATGTCAAATAAGAACATAACAGCGAAAAAAGATAACGCTGTAGCAACGATCGACATCGAAAAATTTGCTGATCAGGGGTTTGATAACATTGATAGCAAATCATTGCAGTTACCATTTCTTAAAATTTTAGGACAGCTATCGCCACAAGTGACAGCTGGAGATTCTAAATACATAGAAGCTGCAAAACCAGGTATGATTTATAATACCGTAACAGATAAACTGTATGACGGTAATAAAGGTATCTTGGTTATACCTGCTTATTATAAGTTTGAATACATAGAATGGGCAGACAGAGGGCAAGAAGGAAGTAATGCACCTAGAAATATATATCCAGCTGATAGTGATATTATGTCTAAAACATCAAGAGGTGATGATGGTAAAGATAGACTAGAGTCGGGTAATTATATTGAAGAAACTGCATCACACTTTGTCGTTGTTGTCGAGGAGGCTTTAGCAACCGAAGCTCTCATCACTATGAAGTCCACTCAAAGAAAAAAATCTAAAAAGTGGAACTCTATGATGAACTTAATGCAAGCACCAAAAAAAGATGGCAAAGGTTTCTTTAGACCTGCACCATTCACTCAGCAGTACAGACTTAAAACTGTGTTGGAAAAAAACCAACTTGGTTCTTGGTATGGCTGGGAGATAACATCAGAAGGATTAGTTAATGATGAGTCATTAGTTAATAGGGCTTATAAATTCAGACAATCCTTAATGAGTGGTAGTGTAAAAGTTAAACACGGCCAAGAAGACGAATCAGTTAAAACACCATTTTAATTATGGATTTTAATAAATCCCTGGAGCAGTTTAAAAAGCTGTTCCAGGGGTCTGATACTTATCACGGGCAATCCAAGAAGTTGGGTAAGAAAAGATCTGACGGTAAAGACGAATGGCGTAGTTGGATTAACCCGACACCAATGACAGATCAAAACTGGCTAGATCATTTAGAAGGTAAAGATAGTTTTGGCACCGTTCCTATCAGAGATGACTGCACTGCAAGTTGGGGTGTTATTGATGTAGATAGATATAACATTGATCATAAAAAATTTATTAAAACAATTAGAGAAAGAAAATATCCATTTGTTCCTTACAGATCAAAATCAAATGGTTTACATTTAATTTTACATTTATCTGAACCTGTTGCTGCAGCAGATATGAGAAAGAAAATGATAGCTATAGCATCTGATTTAGGTGTTAATGATGCTAAGACAGACATTTTTCCTGCACAAGACACAGTAGATCTTACACCTGAAAAGTGGGATGACAAACAAAAAGGTCAGTTTGTAAACCTTCCTTATCATAATGCTAAATTTCCTACACGTTGTGCTATGGATGATGAAGCACAAAGCTTATCGTTTGATAGATATATTGATTATGTAAAACAATTTGTAATTACAAAAGAAGAGTTTCTAAAATTAAAAACAACAACTGATAAAGAGGATAAACAATGGCCAAACTGTGTAAATAAATTTATTAGAAATCAAGTAAGAGAGGGCGAAGGTCGTAATGATGCAATGTTTAATGTTGGTGTTTTGTGTAAAAAATTAAATGAAGATAAAGATTATTGGGAAGCACAACTTAGAGAATTAAATACTAAGATATGCGTCCCTCCACTAAATCCAAAAGAAATTTCAAAGGTAATAGAACAAGTAGATAAAAAAGATTATTCTTACAAATGTGGCACATCAATAGCTAGGATGTTTTGTAATGGCTCTACACAATGTGCAAAGCGTAAATATGGTATTGGATTAAATGAAGCTATTCCTGAAGTAGGAAAATTAATTAAAGTTAATTCTTACCCGGATCCTTATTGGTTATTACCCATTCAAGGAAAAGTTGTAAAATTAGATACAAAACAATTGTATCAACAACAATTGCTAGGTGAACGTTTGTTAAATTATGATATTGTATGGAGACCTTTGCGTCCTAGTAAGCGAGACCCAGATCCATATAGGGATTGGTTAGAAGAACTAATAGCAAACAAACAAGATATGGAGGGATTTGATGGTGAAGAAGAAAGAAAAGAAGTTTTTAATACTAGGATAATAAAATTCTTTGAAGATACAGATACTATTACTGAGTTTGATCAAATAGAACACGATAACATTTATCAAGATGGTCAAGAAATACGATTTAAATTAGAAACTTTTAGACAGTTTATGAAAAAACAAGGGTATAACTGGTCTGAAAAAGAGTGTACAGTATTCTTACAAGGAGCAGGATGTGGCAAGAGTGCGAAATTTCAAGGCATACAAGCTAGACACTGGATTGCAACCTTACCAAAACAAACAGAACACAAAAATAAAAATGTCAAATTCAATAAAGCAAAAGCTCCGTGGGAAAACAATTAAATTTTTTGGACCTCCTGGCACAGGTAAAACACATAGACTTTTAAAAAGAGTAGAAAGATTTTTAAAAAGAGGAGTGTCTCCTGATGAGATTTGTTACATATCTTTTACAAACAAAGCCGTAGAAGAATGTAGAGATAGAGTCCGTAAACAGTTTAAAGGTTATGATGAAGATGATTTCAAATATTTTAGAACACTACATAGTTTAGCTAGACAACAATTCGCTGACATACCTGTATTAGATCCGAAGGTAGATATGTTGCAATTTCACACTCAATATGGAACTGTAAAAATTAATTATAAACCAACTTGGGATGACCAAAAGGTTTACAACAATTGGTCTCTACAAATTTATGATAGAGCTAGAAATATGAAAATGGATCCCATTGCTCTATATAAAAAAGAGCCAAGAAAGAAAGTTAGATTACAACAATTTAAATCTATCATCGCTGGCTATGAACAGTACAAAACTTATGAAACTAACCCCGGAGAGTTTAAAAATGACCGGTTAGATTTTACAGATATGGTTCAAAAATATATTGATACAGGACTACCTATACCTTTTAAAGTTTTGATGGTTGATGAAGCTCAAGATCTAACACCTCTACAATGGGATATGGTCGTAAAGTTAGCAATGAATTCAGATAAAGTTTATTTAGCAGGTGATGATGACCAAGCAATCTATGAGTGGAATGGAGCTGATGTGATTTTCTTTCAAACTTTTCCTGGCAGGATAAAAATTCTACAACACTCTAGAAGATTAAATAAGAAAGTACACTTTTTTTCTAAGTGTATTTTAAATGGTATGGAAGGTTACAGAATAAAAAAAGAATTTACATCTAATGATAATGATGGTGAGATTTATAAATGGAGCACTTTTAAAAAAATTCCTTGGCAGATGGAGGGGTCTTGGATGGTGCTAGCTAGAATCAATGATGTTAAAAAAGAATTACAAGATGAAGCTAGGAAGTTTGGACTTTACTTTCAAGATATGCGTGGGAATAAGTCGTTTGACATAAATCAGTGGAAGGCTATTTGTGATTGGCAAACAGTGTGTGATGGAGGAGCAATAACAAGGGAGGATGCCTGTAATATGTACACCTATCTTCTAAATATAGATCACGGCTACCGGTCAGCGGACAGCAAGAAGTGGAGCTTTGCACATCCAAATCAAGTGTTTAATTTTGAACAGTTACATTTACAAGGTGGAATGACTGAAGAAAAAGTAAACTGGGTTGCAGCTTTTCGTAGAAAATTTAAAGATAAAGAAAAAATATATTTTAATAAGTTAATAGATAGTGGTGTAAATTTAGATGACAAAGCTAAAATTATTATTGACACCATACATCAAGTTAAAGGTGGAGAGGCGGATAATGTTGTATTATCAGCTAAGTGTAATTTTCCATCGCACTTTGAAAGGAAAAATTTAGAAGAGAGAATTAAAGAACTTAGAGTTTGGTATACGGGTGTAACAAGAACCATTAATACTTTACATTTGTTAGGAACTTACCATAAGTATCATTTCCCCTTGAGTAAATATTATAAATTGTATAAAAGTAATTATGTCTAAAAAACAAATAGGTGGATCTCATTATAAAAAATATTTGATTAGTCCTTGGACATTCATAAGAGAGAATAATCTCAATCCTTTTCAAGCTAATGTAATTAGATATGCAGTAAGATATGAAGATAAAGGTGGTGTGCAAGATTTACAAAAAATTATACATTACTGTGAAATGGAGATAGAACATCTTAAAAATAAAAAAAATATTAAATTAATTCCACAAGATAGTCACGAGGCAACAGAGGAGTGGGCTGCTATGATAGCTCAGATGCAAGACTCGTGAGTCATCAACTTAACTTTATTTATAATGATAGCGATTGGGTAGCTCCTTCTGAATATCCTGATTTGAGAGAAGCAAATGAAGTCGCAATAGACTTAGAAACTAAAGATCCTGATCTTAAAAAATTAGGCTCAGGTTGGGCTACAGGTAAAGGACACATAGTAGGTTTCGCAGTGGCTGCACTTGGTAAACAGTGGTATTTTCCTATAGCTCACGATGCTGGTGGTAATATGGATCTGGCTGTTACGACCGCATATATGGTTGATCTGTTAAGAAGACCTAGCACAAAAATATTTCATAATGCCTCTTATGATGTTGGCTGGCTGATTGCAAATGGTTTTGAGATAAATGGTAAGATAGTAGATACTATGATAGCTGCTGCATTAATAGATGAGAACAGGTGGAGTTTTTCTCTCAACGCTTGTGCTAAAGATTATTTAGGTGAAATAAAAAACGAAACATTTTTAAATGAAAAAGCAAAAGAATGGGGCATAGATCCAAAACAAGACTTGTGGAAAATGCCGGCTGGTTATGTTGGTTTTTACGCTGAACAAGATGCTGCATTAACATTAAAATTGTGGCACAGATTTAAAGCTGAAATACAAAAACAATCTATTAATGATGTATGGGAGATGGAGATGGAACTATTGCCTATACTAATTAGGATGAGACAACAAGGAATAAGAGTTGATGAATATAAAGCTGCTTCACTAAAAAAAGAATTTAGAATAAAAGAAAAGGAAGTTCTACATAAAATTAAAAAAGAAACTACTTTAAATGTTGATATTTGGGCTGCGAGAAGTGTAGCACAGGCTTTCGATAGATTAGGAGTTGAGTATCCTAGA